CTCTCTCTCTGTCATGCGAACACTGTCAATCCGGTGAAGACCTGCGAAATGCTCTCTAATTGTGGAGCGGTGACGGACTGGCCGATATTGACGGCCCACGACAAATCACGTAGCTGGATGTCCACCTTGTCGCAAATCACAACTAAGTCGTTGTACTGACACTCAATGTCGCGCTTATCCTGGTCTAGCGACTCACAATCGCGCTCTAGCGTGTCAATTCGCTCGCTTGCGGTTAGAAAATCCTCCTGGAGTTTCGCATATTTCGCTTCCTGGCGGTCACATTCGGCCTCAAGAATCTCGATTTCACTCATTTCCCATTCCTTCCAATTCCTTCCCATTTTTACTGCACCAGCCAATTTGGCTGAGAATCACAGACCTTGGTTTCTGTGAAACTCGCCCAACGTGGATTTTGTCCAGTCATTCTTTCGAATCCGGCTCACGATCTGTTTGCTCAGGCTCGGGGATGTGAGGCAAACGTCGTAAGGTAGCCCCGCAACTGGTGCAAGACTCAAACATGACGCCAGGCATTCTAAAACGGTGGTCGCAGTTCTCAAAGAGCGCGTCCAGTTCCTCGTCGCTCAAATAGTCGCTCATTTCGTCGAATGTTGCCATATCCCAACGAAATCCGTCAGCGGGCTTGTTTGAAAACTGCCCTTTGCACACTCCGCAACGATGCAATTCTTTGTGACCCTTCAGCAATTCGCAGTTGTGGCTCTGGATGCCAGTTACCCATGTAACGTCGCAACCATTGTTTTTCGGGGCGTAGAGGAGCGGATAACGGTGCTGAAGGCCGAAATACTCAATCATGTCTTTAGGGGTCGTAAAGTGTTCGGCGTCAGTCATAGCTTCGCTCCACATTCCGGGCAAAACTTGTTTACGATCACCGCGTAATAGGAGCGAGCATTATCGTCCATTGTGTAGACCTCGCGAGCAAGGACGTGGTTAGGATGATTCGCTTTAAAATACTGGGCCCGGGCTTCCTCAATCTCGGCTTGGACTTTCAATTCGTAGGGCGTCATAATTGCCTCGTGCTCAAGTATCACCTTGTCGATTGATACGTGGTTAACGGCGCGAGTTTTGGCGCTTTCTACGGTAGGGGCGTACCCCTCGTGAATTTCAAGCATTTTCCAGATTTCATGGGTTAGGTGGATAGCGTAGGGATCGTCCGGATAACGCTCCAGAATCGCCGCAATCACCTCTTCGGTTTCTTTTCTCATTAGAACGTGTGCGAACTCCCAAAATCGTTGCTGGGCAGACCAATCACAATTGACCGGCAAGCCCGGTTGGGCGTCGTAGCGCACCTTGAGCACTTCGTACCCTCATCAGTGAAGCGCCACCCCAAAAACTCAGCAGCTATTTCACTGCGAACCCCTTGGTTGAAACCACATTCATCGCATTCAACGACTTCGTTACGCGATTGCGCTTTGGTCATCATTTCCAGCGCTTTTAATTCGCCTGGACCAGGCTCGCGCCCCACACAACTTCCGAATTTACCCATTTCAGTCCTTTCATTAGTACTGCGATAGAACCAAGATACAGACGAATGTTAAGAGTTACATAAGAGCATGCACTATTTCTCAACAATTATTGTGCCAACTGTTAGTGTTGGTGAATGGAAGAAATCATCTGCAAATTCCCTGACGTGATGTACCAACTACGAGATTTCGTTGATAATGAACACTTTTACGTCTATCGGCTCTACGATACTGATGGCAAAATCATGTACGTTGGACAATCCGAGCACGTTGTCTCGCGGCTTAACGATCACTGGCGGTCTAAGCGTTCTATGGGATTATCTTTCTTTACGCTTGAGGCATTTAACACCAGGCGTGAGGCTAAGAATCGCGAAGCTGGATTGGTGTTCTTTTGCCAACCACCTTTGAACCGTGTAGGGCTTGATCGGCGGATTATGCACTGGAGCGATTCACTCGAAGAGCGTCGTGAATGCAAGTGTTTACGACTCACTGACACTTGTTTGATATCCAACGGTGTCAACAATCCGAAGCAACGTAAACGGAGTGAACATTCCTAGTCATTCTGTGCTAGAACTTCTACCAAAAAGCGAGCGAAATTCTTCTGATTATTCAGTGATCGCATTAATACGTCACTTCTGAGCAATTAATCACTAATGAATGTCTTAGGTAAGGGATGAGCATACATTTCTTGCATTCCAGTGATTAAATGCTCAATTCCACTTGAAAGCTCATGGATCATTCTGAATACGAGTTACAACGTTGTAGTTGACATAACGGTCGATATCGGCGTTTACTATATACACATATCACCTGATGACATTGCTTATTAACAACTGAACTACTGTTATCAACTACATATTCAATGCAACAATGATTAATAAGTCAATGAGTACAGTTGTTTCAGATCGTCTGTATGTGAATAATCGTTAACCGGGTATGTGCCCTTTGACCAGAGAAAATAGTAGTACTGTACTGCTTCTAGACAGGTACAATTACCCGCATTCTTCGTTCTCTCTCCTGGTCCCGAAAGAAGGAAGGGGAAGTGATCTGGTCGCCCATCGTACGGGTGTCAGATCACTTCCCCCTTCCGGGACTAGCAGGTTCGCCGGGGGACCATTTGGACGGGCTTCCGACGGGTTCAATTCCCGTTAGTTCCACCATTTTAACATGCAGATAGTGCGCCGACCAGGGACTTTGACCAGGCATTATCTATTTACGACGCCTTGATTATGAGGTTAATGGCTCTAGGTGATCTGGGTTCACACATCGTCTATGAGGGCACAGGCTCCCCTTGCGACATTCCTGGTCCCATCCGTGACAAAGGTGGTCAAGTACCAGACCCTCCGGTATCTCGCCCACAATCAACTCATAGAAGGCTCTGTGCGCCACCCGCTGCTTACCAGCGACCGTCGTCATTGCGTACCCGTGGTGACTGGTTGCTCCCATCCACACCCAGCACGAATCTGTGACTTGGACCTTGCGCATCATCCTTTTAAGTTCCCAATCGACGATCATCTCGCGTGTGCCCATTTGTACATAGTAACACGTGTTCATAATCCTGACGCTGTACCGCTGTAGTATCAACCTGTGATTTCCCAGCAGCAGTGGACGATCTATGAGGAAGCCAGGGCCAAGGGGTTAAACCAGACCAAGGCCGCCCGGCTTGCCTCGATATCCATAGGTAGTGCGAAGAATCACGATAACCGCCATCCCGACAGAGGGCAATATACGACTTCCGCCCGGCTGGCTCGAAACCAGCCTGATCCAATCAGGGCGAGGGAACTGTGCCCGGAGGCCAAAAGGGCGTTGACGGACTTCAACTACTTCCAGTTGCGGTATCTAGGACGGATTGGACTGCCGTGGCAGGAGCAATCGGCTCACGAGATTGAGAGCCTGCTGGTCACCCAGGAGAAGGAGTACGTGGTTGTGAATGCCCCTCCGGGGGCTGGGAAGTCCTCGCACTTCACCTACGCCCTACCCCTGTGGTTGACTGTCAAGGATAGGGCGATTAGAGGCTTAGTAGGTAGCGCGACTGCGAAGTTGGCCGGGCAGTACACAGCACTTGTAAGGAGGGCACTTGAAGCGACACTACCCATCCTGGCCGACGACGAGGACAAACTCAAAGGAGTCGCCGTGGATGCCGTCGCTACTCTTTCCGAGGACTTTGGCAGGTTCAAACCGGTAGATCACGAGTCCTGGACCAAGGACGCCTTCATCGTCCAGCAGTTTGACGGGGCCTCTATTACCTCGAAGGAACCAACGTGGACAGCGGTAGGTAGGGATCAGGAGTTCATTGGGGGAAGGTACGACTTCTGCATCTGGGACGACCTCGTTACGTCTAACAGATTACGGACCATCGAGATGATCGAGAAGGACCGGGACTGGTGGGACTCCTACGCCGAACGACGTTTGGAACCCGGCGGTTTACTCATCCTCCAGGGCCAGCGGATGGGGGCCAACGACTTATATAGATACTGCCTCGACATGGAAGTGACCCAGGATGACGATGACGACGAGGAAGAAGAGATTGAGTTACGGGTAAGCGAAGACGGGTTGCCGAGGAAGTACCACCACATCGTCTACAGAGCCCACTACGAGGAACTGTGTCAGGGAAAGCACAAGCAGAACACGCCGCCCTATCCCGAGGGATGCCTCTTAAGCCCAAGAAGGTGCGCCTGGCGCGAGATTTCTTCCATGCTGAAGAACCGCCCCGACAAGTACGCGCAGGTCTATCAGCAAGAGGACGTGGCGGCTTCCTCAGTCTTAGTGGACCCCGCCTGGATTAACGGCTACGGCAATTACTTGGGGTGTTGGGACAAGGACCGCGGGAGGTTGGAGTTCCCTCGGAATCTTGCTAGTCCGTCCTATTCCATCGTCTCGGTGGACCCAAGCCCTAGTAGGTACTGGGGGATCACCTGGTGGCTCTATAACGAACCTTCGGACCAATGGTTTTTAATCGACCTCGAAAAAAAGGGCATGGACGCGCCTGATTTCTTAGATTGGAACCAGAACAACGGGACGTTCTCAGGTTTGATGGATGAGTGGCAACAGACCTCTCGGGACTTGGGGATACCGATAAGCCACTGGATTATTGAACGCAACGGGGCGCAGAAGTACCTCTACGCCTACGACTTCACCCAAAGGTGGCAGAGCAAAAACAGTGTGATGATTATCCCCCACGACACCCATAGGAACAAGACTGACGAGGAGTATGGGGTCCAGATGATTGCGCCGAACTTCAAGTTCGGACGGGTTCGTTTACCGGGTAAAGGAATCGGCAGGGCAATATCTATGCGACTTGTCGATGAAGTGACTCGCTACCCGGAATCCTCGACTACGGACCTAACCATGTCCACCTGGTTCGCGATGTTCCAGATGCAGTACTTGGTGGTGCCGGTGTCCAAATCACCCTCAACCAGTCGTCGTCCATCATGGCTCGGAAAATCCCCGCAGAGAGTTTAGAATGCCAACGTGATTGACATCTTCCAGATCGAGAACTGGTACCGAGAACGTCAAGCAGAGCGCGGACCTCTCCTCACTCGTTGGGCGGAGGTCAACCGTCAGGCCGATGGCGATGTCGTCGTGCCCGTTAGTGAATTAGACAAAGACGAGAAATCCATGGCCGTCAACTTGCTTGGTCCGGGCCTCGACCAACTGGCCATGCGTATTGCCTCGACGATGCCGGACATCTCCTGTGACCCTTTAAAGCCCGGTCAAAAAGGGTCGGAGAACGTCACTGATTCAAAACGCAAAGCGTTGCTCAGTTACTGGGATATGAACCGCATGGACATGATCCTGCGTCGCCGGGCGCGGTATCTGTTGGGCTACGGGGCCTCGCCGGTGTCAATCTCCTTCCTCGCGGTGAATCCGTTGGACAAGAGAGAGATTCCCCACTGGCGAGTGTTGAATCCCATGAGTGTCTTTCCCGCCCCCACGGTGGACATCAACGACATCGAACCCAGTGACTGCATCAACGCCTACTTACAACCCCTCTCGTGGCTCCAGAGCCTGTATCCCGACCAAGCTAATGTTCTCTACAAGGGCAAGAACGCCAGTCCGTCAACGATGTTCGAGATTCTGGAATACAACGACTGTGACGAAACGGTCTTGGTGGCTTTAGGACAAACGAAAGTCAATGAAGGACCTCAGTATGGAGGGTTCACGAGAGAGAACGTCGGCACGCAAAGTTGTGTGCAGTTGACTCGCGTACCGAACCGGGCGGGGATTCCGTTAACGGTCTATCCCGGACGTGTGACACTCAACAAACTCTGCGGCATGTTCGACCAGTTGATGCCGCTCTATCACAACGCATCGAAGTTAGCTGCGCTGGAATACATCGCAATCAAGCAAAGCATCTTTGCCGATAGGTGGCTGGTCTCACATCCCAACTCCCCCGGACAGGCCCAGATAATCACCTACGCCGACGGGTTGACCAACACAATCGGAGAGATACGCAATGGCCAGATTCAAGACACCCAGACCCAGCCAAGTATTCAAGCAGCCCAAATGCAGGACCGACTTGAACGTACCGGACGTTTGGCAGGTGGACTTCCTGCGGAACTGGGCGGAGAAAGTGCGACCAATATCCGTACAGCCCGAAGGGGAGAGGCGGTCCTAGGTGCAGCGATTGATATGCCGGTTCAGGAGCATCAAGAGATATTTGAAGACTCCATGGAAGCCGAGAACCGCCGGGCGATGGCTGTTGTCAAGGGTCACTGGGGAAAAAAGCAGTTCTCCTTCTACATCCCACGAACCGGAAAAATAACTCAGAACGACTACGTTCCGGATGAAGTCTTCTTCAACGATCAGAACGTTGTGAAGTATGGGATGACCGGGACCGACGCCAACTCTTTTGTCATCGCCATGGGCCAACGTCTGCAAATGGAAACGATCTCTCAAGAGACGTTCATGGAGATGGACCCGGTAGTCGAAGACGTGCAGGAAGAGATGGCCCGTATCAACATCGGCGGTGCTCGCCGGGCCATGATGAGCAGTGTCGAAACCGGTGCATCACAGGGTCAGATCGACCCCACGTTCATTGCTCGCTTCGCTCAGGCGTTGCAGGATGGAAAGACGAATCCTGAAGACGCTCTGGTAAAGGTCCACGCCGAGATGCAAAAGGAACAAGCCGCGCAGCAAGCAGCCGCACCGCCTCCCGGTCAACCCCCGGCTCCGGGACAGATGCCCGGTATGACGGGCGCTCCCGGTGTGCAAGGCGGAGTTCCGATGCCACCTCCCGGTCAAGGCGCACTCGCAAGCATTCTTTCTAACTTGAGAAAGCCAGCGGCACAAAGCGGTCCAGAACAAAGCATGAGTCAACAAGCGCCGAGTCCTCTAGCCCAATGAGCAAATACGACGCCGAGCGCCAGCGCGCGTACCGCGAGGCGAATCGCGAGGAGGTGCTACGCCGAGGCCGCGAACGAGATGCTGAGCGTCGATTGACTTCTGGACGCAAGGAATATCAGGCTTCCTACCATCGTGAATGGCGTGTGCGTAACGCCGAGCGAATCAAGGAAAACGACAGGGCTTATTACGAAGCGAACAAAGATGAATTGAACGCGAAACAGCGCATCATTGCTCTACGTAATTTCTATAACCTCACTGAACAGGACTATTTAGATCTTCTGGCTTCGCAAGGAGGGGTTTGCGCTATCTGTGGGGGCGACGATCCCGGTACCAAGAAAGGCGGCTGGGCTGTAGACCATGACCATTCATGCTGTCCCGGAAAGAAGAGTTGCGGCGCATGTGTTCGCGGACTTCTTTGCCGCCCGTGCAATTCCGGGCTTGGTCATTTGCGTGACAGTCCCCTTTTGTTGCACAATGCCATCGCGTACCTTGATCGGTTTCGCTGATGCCACACGCTCGCGCCTCTCGCCAACTGCAACCGAATCGCGCTGACCTCACGCAGCCCTCCGCGCAAGCAGTACCGAACCAACCCTACGGTGTCGCTGCCGCGCAGCGTGCAGCAGCACAAGCAATCCCCATGGGTCAACCACCTCTTGGGGCTGCGCCGACTCAGACTCCTCCGCAGGCGCAGCCCCAAGCACCTCAACAGCCTTTAGCAGTCCCTGGTGCCAATGGTCCTCTCACTCGTCCCACCGAACGTCCCAACGAACCCGTCACCCACGGACTGCCAATGGGACCGGGCGCGGGTCCGGAAGCGTTGCAAGGTATTGGCGCAGCGGCACGTCAGGGTGCAGTTGAACAGGGAACGCTAAGTCACTTGCTTACTTCGCTGGCCGCGCAACCCAACGCGACCTCAGCGATTAAAGATTTAGCAGCAAGGGCTCAAGGGGGAGCCGCCTAGTGGTGCCAAGTGAACAGCGCAAAGCCAATAAGGCTTCCACCCCACACGACGGCGCACCACGACCACACGATGATTAAGGCCCAGTTGTGACCGACACTTCTAGTCAAGCGCCACCTCCTAGTGATCCGAGCGCATTCGCTACTTCTCTTAACACCGTTCTTAACACAGCGCCGGAATTAAGCAAATCGCCGGGTCTTAGCGTAGGGATTGCCAGCGCCGGTGGTGACGTGCAGGGCAACTCTCAAGCGGTTGCCAGAGGGACGAACATCCTTTCGGATACCAACGCTCACGCCGCCGTTTCCACTGCCGTTGGGGGAAGCGACACCTTGCAGCACGCTCTGGACTGGTTCGGAAATCACGTCGTTGCTGACGTTGGCGCGGTGGGACACGACGTAGTGCAAGGCGCTATCGACGTAGGAAGCAAAGTTCTTTCGACCATGAACAAACCCATGCAAATTGTTCAACACGAGTATCGGTATCTGCATGATGTGGAAGCCACCCACGGCATGACCGCGGCGCTATTGGAAGGTTTGGGCATAGCCGGTGGAGCAGTGGCGGGGGCCATGACCACCGGTAGTTTCTACGGCGCTGACTTGGGAGCCGAGGCGGCAACTGGAATAGAGAGCCAACTCTTTTACAAGGACTCCTGGGATCGCACCGCCAAGGCTTCCTACGCCGACCCCAATACCCACCAACAGGTGTCCATAGGTAGAGACTTAACCTCGGAACTTGACAGCCTCGGCGTCCCCGGCTTTGAACGTAACGGTCCAGCGTTTAAAATAACTTCAGGCCTCATTGACGGAATCTTCGACATGAACGTGGGCGGAACGGAGTTACTTGGGCTCGCGGGTAAGGCAAATTCAGCAGCAGGATTAGGCGGAACCCTGGGTGATATGTTCCCCGGAAAATCGCCACAGACGACCGAGGCATTCGACCACCTCCTTGGTTCGTTCAGTGGTGGGAACGTCCGTAGGGCCTTCGCGGATATCGCGTCGAAGAACGCGGGTGAGATTGCTCTCACTTCGGCGTACAAACCGTTGGCCCAACAGAGTGAATTGCTAAAAGCGTTAGGTGATGCGAATACGGAAGAAGACGTAACCAAGATATTCCGTGACATCGTGCGCACACACGAGATGGTGTACTTCGACAAGTTACCTACGTTGTCAGTCACTCGTCTGCCATTTCAGTTGGCGCATGAAGCGATGGGCGATTCAACATTGCCGGGAATGCAACGGCTGTATCACGCGACTTCTCGCTTACCTGAATCAATTGACGACGCGACGAAAGTGTGGACCAACAAAGAGTTCAACCCCGTTGGTGAAGATGACGGGACGTTGTTCGTTGGACGTACCGCGTTATTCACAGAGAACCGAACCGTCGCTGCGGCCATCATGACGGAGTACGCGAACGCCGACCTTCCGGGAAAGATAAAGATTTGGCGCAAGCTCGTGTGGTCCACATTGGCGAACACGGCCAAGATGCGCGGCATCTCAATGGAGGATTTCCTCGCGTCAAAATCTGAGGACCCCAAGGTGCAACAGATGTGGGGCGATGCTATTACTCGCTTCATTGACACGGGGATGTTCGGCAAGGACGCGGTGTACGGGATGGGCGGCGATCCAATGGCTGACATCTCCAAGGTTCGCGACACCGAGACCGGAACGACGATGAGCGCCGGGATAACCAAGAATCAGACGGGTCCAATTTCCGGTCTTGATATGTTGCAGGCCCGTCGCGTCTCACGCATCTTGGGCGATCAGAAGATAATGGCAAAGATTGGCGGGCTCGATGACTTTGCCTTCGACCATCTGACCGCGCCGATTTTCAAACGCTGGGTCCTGATGTCGCCTTCGTATGCGCTACACATTGCACTCGCGGAGTTGATACCCAACACCCTTCGTCTGGGGATAGTGAACATGGTTCGCTCGCGCATGGAACTGTCCGCCGCCAAGATCGGCGTGAAGGTCAGTGAGGGCGATGCCTCGGTGGTAGCGGCGTTAGCGTGGAAACTCATTCGTGGGGCGAGAGCGGTGACTCCGGGCGTAATAGATAACACGACGGAGAAGGACCTCAACTACGCCGTTGATTTCATAGAAGGAACTGACCCCACTGGCGTTCCTCTGAACGTGGCTGCGGGGCATGGTTCGGAGTCATTCGCTGATGACCTGACTCCGCGAGACGAGAAATCCACTAATGCGTTGCGCAGCAGTTTTTTCAACTCTCCCAAGAAGCCCAAGACGGGCGACGACTTCGGCATCTTCCAAGATGGTCACGCGCAGTTCAACGATGCATGGCAGGCAAGGTTGCATGAAGTCGGTAACGACGATGCTTCGCAGTTGGCCGCGGGCAAACTGCGCGATGGATTAGACAGCGGCCTCAGCCTTGATGAAGCGACGCACGCGGCGTACCCTGACGTTGCCGACTTCCAGCGCAACATGCCGTTAAAGGAACGCGGCAAGATGCTTCGTTCCAAGGAGACCATCACATCGTTTCCCAAGGAGACACCTCGCCCTCCGGACATGGACCAGTACGACGAATGGGCGCGAGCCGTCACGGACAATGTACGAGGACTCGTGACGGGAAAGAACGGCACTGTACGCACGGAACTCTTAGACCACATCAGAAACGGCGAGACCGTTGACGACAACGAACTGCGCAACATTTCTGGTGAGGACCGACCCGCAATGGTGTCGGGTAGATTGCCACTGCCCAACGGTGATCCGAGATTACAGAGAATCGCGAACTCGGGATTTCGCAGGGTCCTCAATCCAATGGTCAACTTCCTCTCTCGTGAACCAATTGCCTTCGCGGAGTACAGGGCGCAGCGAGGCATACTGGAACAGTCAGTAGAAGATGGCATACGCACTGACGAAGAGGCGCACGCTCAAGCCATGATTACCTCGACTCAGAACGTCATCAAGAACGTCCACAACCTGACCGATAGAACCCAGTGGACTGAGACGTTCAGGAACTGGGCACCGTTCTACTTCGCTCAAGAGCAGGCGTATCGCAGGATGGGGAGGTTGCTAGCCGAAGACCCCGCAGCCTTTCGCAAGTACCAGTTGATGATTTCCAACATGCACGACGTGGGCCAAGTGTTCTCTGGCAAGAATGGGCAAGGCTACCTAGTGATGCCGGGGACTGGATTCTTAACTTCCGGTGCAGTCGCTGGTCTTTCGATGATGGGGGTCGATGCTGACTCATCTACTCCCGTTGGGATGGGTTGGAACCTCTCAAGTTCTAGCGTCATCTTCCCTCTCTCGGCAGGAGTGCGTCCAGATATTGGCCCACTGGTTTCCATTGCCGTTTCTGCCATCGCCCAAGCGTTTCCCGAAACCTTGTCTCCAGTATTGAAGGCTGACCTGTCGGCAGATGCCTCTACCATTCTTGGCCCGACTTCTACCGAACCCATCTACGAGCAGATGATCCCTAACACCGTTGCACAGCGCCTGCTCACAGCGTGGATGCCAGGATTCAATACACGAAGTTTTGACTCCACGATGATGCAGACCTTGGCGACGCTCGACTACGAAGGCAAGATTCCACCCGCGGGGAGTAACTACCGAGTGATGCAAGCGTTCATGGACCGGGTGAGAATGCAGACCAGGATTCTCTACACCATGAAAGCATTAGTTGGTGCGGTTACTCCAGTCTCGCCTGAGTTGACCAACCAGGTCTATAACCAGTTCTCTCAAGAACTGTCCGCTGATATCACTGCGAAGAAGTCTGTGAGCGCGGGCTTGCAGGAGTTCCTTTCCAAGCATCCCGACGCTACGCCGTTCACGGTCTGGCAGAGTTCGGAGCAAACAGGGATGAGCGTGCCCTCTTCAACGGCGGCGGAGAATTGGATTAACCAGAACTACGACCTCATAACCCGCTATCCCAATGCCGGGATTCTCCTGATGCCGACCACTGGGTTATCGACCAAGTACAACGCGGCCGTCTACAACGAGCAGATCGCCCAGAACTTAAGGTCCAAGTTGGACCCTGAGCAGTGGACGCAGAACGGCTCGGTGCCTTCGTACATCGATGCTTTGTACATCGCGGCCGGTAATTCGATTTTCTACAAGTGGCTGGCGCAGTACGAAGCGCAGATCAAGAGTCTTTCCGGAACGGATAAATACAACGCTGACCAGGCGTTTTGGGGCAACGGTACTTTAGGTAGTGGGACGATAGGAAAGTACGCCCAGCAGAATCCCGTCTGGGGCAACTGGTTCAACTCTGACTCAAGGGAGACCGAAAGAGGTCAGGCGATAATCCAGATGACCAAACTACTCAACGAGAATCCCGGCATTACGTCGGACATTGCCAACAACACCCGGACCTTATTGCAGGGTTACGCCGCCTACCAGAACCAGATAACCACCCTTACTACTGATGGAAGTTCCAGCACTATGCAAACCGAAGCCAAGGACTCGTGGGACAATTACTTGGTGTCTACTGCTACCTCGGACCCGGAGATGATTAACGTTATTACCGGACTCTTCATGTCGATACCTACGGCTACTGCTCCACAGGTGAACATTGCGAACGCTACGCCGGGAACCTTCACTGCTAAGAACTGGAAGACTCCATAATGGGTGCCATCGCGGCCTACAACCCGACCGGAAATTCAACAGCCGGGACCTCGGGTTCTTTCGCCGGTGGTTCTGATGGCACCACGTCGGCGCAACTAGCAGCGTTCCAAAAGTCCACCACTCCTGCGGAGTTCTTCTCTGATCCGGCCTACGGCATAACTTCAGCCGAGCAGCAGTTCTTCCTCACCAATGGACAGTTGAACCAGCAGGCCGCGGACTTGGCCTCGTACGTCGCCATGACGCAGCAAGAACGTCAAAGCATTCAAGACCAGATGGTGGCGATAGGCGCTCTGTCTACGACGGCTGCTACCGGGATATCAAATTCCACCAATGTCTCTGCATTCAAGTCATTGGAGGGTGACGCGGCATCGCAGGGAACCGATGTCATTTCGTTCCTCACTCAGAACGCTACCCCGACCGCGGCCATCGGGAGCCAAATCTCCGCCGATCTCACCAAGGCAACAGAATCAGCCACTGCGCCTACCATTGTAAATCAGGAGAATCCGACTACTCTCTCGGCAACCTTAACTTCAGCGTTTGAGAACGCTCTCGGTTACTCCCCCGACCAGGCCCAGATTCAGTCCTTCATCAGCCAGGTTCAGGGACAGGACGCGTCTTACGCCGAAGGTCCAAGGGCCGCGGCGCAGGCTGAGATTGCCCAAGCGCACTCGGAAGTCTCGGCCTTAAACAAACTAGGTCCTGACGGGATTGATTCAGTCATCTCTGCTTACCAGGCGGCTGTGACAGGGACCAAACTACCGGGAGCGGGAACTACGCAAGGTCCCGCGCAAACGAACCTGGAGGGAACGAGCCCGGTGTTTGCGGCGAACGGAACGGCGTCGATACCGGTCAACCAGACGACCACCGCCAAACTTCCTCCCGGCTTTCCTACTCCTCAGGGTGCGACCAACACCACGTCGATGCAGAATGCTCAGTCAGAGTTTTCCCAAGGGCTTCCCAATATTGGTGGCTTGGGAGCGCCGGTAACGTCGCGCCAGCCGGTGGTTACTTCGAAGTTCAGCCGAACCGTGAACGAGAAGGTAAAGAGCGGCAATCAGCAAATCGCCCCCACCCACTTCGCTCAACCGACTTCTACCACCTACGGCGGTGCGTATGCACTTAACCAGGCGGACTGGACCGAGGCGCAGAAACTCTACCCGGCGGCCAAGAAGTTCACCTCACCGGGACTCGCCCCCTCGTCTGTTCAACTTGGCGCTTTTACTTCTCTGCTCTCCAACGCCTACGACGCGAACGGTGGAAGTTGGAGCAAGGCCATTTCTGCCATTGCGTCCGGCACTCCGCTGGGGACTTCTAAAGGCGCCAACCTCACGACTTTTGGTGATTCAGTTGCCAGCGAAGTGAATAATCAGATCACCGCGTTGCAGAATCAGGTGAACAACGATGCCGTTACGGTGAAAACAACGGCACCCGACGCCACGGCGGAGGCGGACCTAGCCGCCAAGCAGTCTGACCCCACTGGTTACTACGCCGCGCAGTCAGCTAGTTGGGGCGAGGTCCTTAACAAGATGCTCTCTGGCACTACGAGCATGTACAACCAGAATGCGTCTGATGCCTTCACCGGACCGGTAGCCGATCAAGCGGGAACGACCGCACCCACCACTGTTGGGGCTGGAGCACCGTGACAATCCCAGCCTCTGCGACTCAGTTCATTGATGGAGTACTCAAGGGTATCGGTGCGCCGGTAAACGCTACGACCGTGCAGGGGTTCGTCAACTGGCTCGCTAACGAACAGGGCGGCCCGAACCTCACTGCATTTGAGGCCAACAAGGGCAACCCCCTCGGAGTAGGTAATCCGGCCGGGCACGCGGCTGGAGCCTCTGGGAACGTCCAAGGAGGCATTAACGCGACCGTCGCCAACCTCAAGAACTATCCGGCGATTATTAGCGCTTTTAAGGCTGGCTCCGTATCAGACATTAATCAGCAGGTCGAAGCATCAATATGGAATACCGGCAAGCCCAATGGCTACGGGGGTTTAGACGCTTATCTGGCTACAGCGGCAGGTACTGGAGGCGGAGGAGGCTCCGGAGAAGTCGGCGCCGTCAACATTCCCAAGGCCCCGACCGTCGCCCCGATAGCGGGTGCCAATATCAAGAGCTTCTATGGCTACGACCTGACGCCTTTTAACAATTCCACTGAACTCGGCAAGATGGAACAGACCATCAAGCAATATGTCGAGGATCCTGGTTACGCGAAAACGATAGACACGAAACTGGAGACGCAGTACGGCTACCAGACGAATTGGTGGAAGAACATTCCTCAGGTGAATGCGGTCATGCTCTATGCGGCGGTGAACCTAGACCCGTCCACCACCGACGCCGCCGCGACCAACCAGTTTCAGTCCATGCTCGCTCAGACGAATTGGTGGAAGACCACCACTTCCAATGGTCGTTATTGGGATGAGGCGTACGGGACCAATGGATCGCCAGGGACCGACCCGGCCCAGGCCAACCAAGCGTTGCAGAACGCCCAGGAGAAAGTCCTGGCGGATGCTAACCAAATAGGCGTAACTCTTAGTAAACAGCAACTCGACGCCATTGCTCTGGCCTACGCGAAGAACAACTACGTGGCTTCGGGAAGTTTTGGTACTGCCTCAGGGACGGCGGCGGAGTGGCTGGACCAGGCCATCGTGGATACTTTAGAAAACATCCAAGGCCAGAACACCGGGAAAATCCCCTTGGACTTCTCCACCTTGGCTCCTGGTCAGAGTGATTTCACCCAAATGGCCACCCCGAGCGGAACGGGCGCACCCACCGGACTGAGCGGTATCTCATCCCAGTTGTACGCCGGGTTTCAGAACATCGCCCAGCAGTATTTGATGTATAACCCCACTAATCCCGGAGCCAGTCTCTTGACCAATCAGAGCCTGATGAATCAGGTGGAATCGACCTTGCAGGATTACACCGGTTCGGGGTCTTCCTTTGGTTCATCGAACCTCATCGCCGGTGCGGAAGCGAAGTTCACTCAACAGATGATAACCCAGGCCAGCCAGATGTATCCCAGTCTGGCTAGTTCCATTGCCCAAGGAATAACCCCGACGCAGTACACTCAGCCTTACTCACAGATGATTTCCAATACCCTCGGAATCGCTCCGGGCAGCATTAACTACACTTCTCCCGACTGGAACTGGGTCATTGCCACCCCCGATGCTAAGACGGGAGTGAAGCAGGCTCTAACCTTGGACCAGGTGCAGCAGAAACTGGTGACGATGCCGCAGTTCAATACGTCTAATAACGCCCAGCAAATGTCGGACAGTGTGATGACGGGTCTGGGCAAGCAGTGGGGCTTCGGTGGGGTCTGATGACTGATATCTCTACTGCTCTCTCAACGGCCGAGGCTGAACTTAAAGTACGCCAGGCCGCCGCGAAGGCGAACCCGACCCCAGCAACCACCGCCGCGGTAGAGGCTTTATCTGATCGCGTGGCCGCTGACAAAAAGGTCCCTGCTCCGGCTCCCGCTGCTCCGGCTCCCGCTGGACCAGCCCCGACCCTCGCCGCGCCCACGGTAGTTTCCACCACCACCGGTCCCGATGGCACCGTTACCGAGATTATGTCGGACGGCACGAGTTCAGTTATTCCGGGGACCGTTGGATCGAACTACACCTCCAGCGCCCAATCAGCCACGGCAACCGTTGACGCGCAGATGCAGACCTTCGGCCTGGGTTCACTCGCTGGTTGGGTCAATTCCCAGATCACCCTGCTGGCCGGTCAAGGCATGACGGCGGGCGATATCCAGACCCAGATTGGCGCGACCATCAACAACGCGCCGGGCTTCGACGCCATTATGCCGGGCTACAACCAGCGCATAACCAATGGTTACACCAACACTGACGCCAATACCGGAGCGGGGATTGCGGGCTACATGGCCTATCGCCAGCAACTTCAGGCCATGGCCGAAACCGCGGGATTGGTTCCGGGAACTCTTACTTCCCAAGACATCGGAAACGCCTGGGCCGGGGACGTATCTACTTCCGAGATGAGTGACCGAATCACTACGGAATACACCAACGCGATAAACGCTCAGCCTCAGATTCAGGCTGAATTACAGAACTACGGCTATACCCAAGGACTTTCCACCGGCCAACTGGCTTCCTATTACCTCAACCCAGCCAACACCATCAACACGTTGCAGCAACAGTTCAACTCCGCGGTGGCCGGTGGCGAAGGGGTGACTACGGGATTCGGGGAAATCGGACAATCCCAGGCGTACGCCCTGCAAGCCTTCCTCTCTAACTCGGGACAGAACCAGTTGTCTCCCGAGCAGGCCGCCAACTTCTTCTCGTCCTCTCCGGGTTCAGGTCTCGCGAGTTTGGGCGTCATGGCTGCCTCGGGTTTTGAGCAGGCGCAACTTGGAACCGCGGCCAATGGTCCTGGCGTTGTGAGCCAGCAACAACTCTTAGCCGCTGGTGAAGGTAACGCTCAAGCCCTACAAGCGACGCAACGCGCCGCGCAGACTCGCGCTGCTCCGTCAGAAGGCGGCGGCGGATTCGCCTCCGATCAAGGCGGCGTAGCGGGCGCGGGCTTCGGCACAAGTTAGGGTGCTTGACTTTTCTAAATAACCATGCTGTAATTCTCACCAAGCATGTCTGTTGCCTTGGCGTCATAGTTTGACCTAGGTGCGGTGCGATTCCGGCTTGACAATCCATGCCACGTCAAGTTCGCGAGTTGTTCGCATGTGAAGCCATGTTCGGCTATCCCGCGTCGTTACTCCGACGATGGCGCGTACCCAAAGGAGAATTTGAAATGTCAGATCAGAACGAAGAACAACTATCACCAGAAGAACAGCAACTGTCCCCTTCAATCCAGGCTCAACTTCGTCAAGGGCGCAAGGCCGCCAGAGACTTAGAAGCCGCCACTTTGCTCAATGCGAAGCGGGAGAAGATGGACGTAGTTGTCGCAGCAGGAGTTCCGAATCACCCCGCACGAGAAGTTGTCTTTGAGAATTACGACGGTCCAATGGACGCCGAGAACATCAAGGCGTACGCCGAGAAGTACGGAATCGTCGCAGTTCAAGCAGAGAACCAAGGCCCTTCGGCTGAGGAAATCGCTGCTCAGAGGCAGATTCTTAACGCAGGTGGTGGAGCGCCAGCCGCATCAGGTGATGTTGACCTCGCAATTGCCATGAGGAACGCCAAGTCCAAGCAGGAGTTGATGGGAATTATTGGTGAAGTCGTAGGTCAGCCGGGTTTCAAGAACCGGGATGGTCTCGTTGGAGTCTGGCCCGAACCGATTTAATTCGGGGCTAGGAGGCCCTTAATACATGGCATATACCACCACGGGGACAGTTGACTACGTACAGACTGCGTACGACATGCTGGCCTACTACGCCCTTCGACCGGAGTTGTACTTCGACCAAGTGGCGGACATCAAGCCCACCAACCAGTCAATGGCCGGTTCTAGCGTTGTCTTTAACGTCCAGAACGACCTTGCGCTGGCAACGACCTCGCTCAATGAGTCAACCGACATCACGCCGGTAGCCCTCACCTCTAGCCAAGTCACCCTGACTCTGGCTGAGTATGGTGGTGGCACCATCACCACGGCTGACGTTCGCGCACAGTCCTTTGTCTCCATTGACGAAGTACAGGCCAACGCCGTTGGTTACTGGGCCGGACGAACCGTTGACGAAGTGGCGAAGATTCAGCTTCAGGGCGGTTCGAACGTGAACTACTCCGCTGGTCCTGGCGTCACTGTCGGCACGGCCGGACAGCCGCCGACCGCGAGGAACCAGATCACCCCACTGGACACGATGCGTGCCTACGACATCCGCTACAACGTGGCGGCCCTGAAGCGCAACAACGTCCCTGGATACGGTGGGTACTACCTCACCTTCATCCACCCGGACGTGTCCTTCGACCTCTGGCAAGAGTCGGGTAACCAGGCGCTCATCGCCCCGCACATCTACTCGGCTCCCGAGGAAGTGTTCCGTGGTGAAATCGGCGCCTTCGCTGGTGCGAGGTTCATCGAGACCCCAACGGCTCCGCTGTTCGCGGACGCCGGGTCTTCGACCACCGACACCGATGTCTACGGCACCCTGTTCCTAGGTCGTCAAGCCTTGGCCAAGGTGTGGGCAATGAAGGATGGCAACGGCCCTCACCCGGTCATCGTCATGGGCCCGATCACTGACTACCTCCGCCGCTTCCAGCCGCTTGGATTTAAATGGATGGGCGCCTATGGGGTGTTCCGTTCCGCTTCCATTTGGCGTCAAGAATCCGCTAGTTCGATTGGTCAAAACACGACCGCTGGCGTTGACACGCCCACGGAGGACCTGTAACGTTTGTCCTGGTCGGGAGGGGTAAAAACTCTCCCGACCTAAGACCAAGGAGTTTACATGGCTGAAAAATGTGCCAACTGTGGCAGGGCTGATTTACTCGCAGCGGACATTGCTAACTTTCAATGTCTCGCCTGTGGCTCACTCACGAGCATCGAGACGGGTCAAGTCGTTACCCCGGTTGCCCAGAACGCGGAACTCTCGGTCATGGGCTTTCCTGTCCCTGAACTGAGCAAGGACATCCAAGAGGCAGAACCCAACGACTTCAATCGTCGCGACCGTCCAGGCGACGAAGACCGACCCCCCGCAGAGTTCACCGGGACCACCGGAACCTTCGATGTCTCTGGAGAGACCGGCGATTCCTCGGTTCAGGAAGTTCCCGACGAAGATGGTTCGCACTTAGCGACATTGACGCCCGAAGCGGTTGAGGCCGCAGGTGCGGTTGAGACGGCCCCAGAAGCCGATTCTGAGCCCGTTCCCACGAGCATTGACCTGACCAAACTCACCCCCGAACAAGTAGCAGAAATCGAGGCAATCGCCAATGGCTGACGCTGACTTGATTGACCTTGCTGCAAAAATCAATGCTTGCAAATCCCAAGACGAGTTGCGCAAAGTGATTAACGACGCTCCCGAACCGATAGGAATGTCGAGAGACAAGAAACTTTCGTGGTTCATTCGCCGCTACGAACGATGGGCCTTTAAGAAATCTTCTCGGCTTCGTTGTTTTCTTGGGATTCACAGATGGGGCGTAGCTGCTAGCCCCGCCGATTGGCGCTGTTCACGTTGCAAGAAAGAGGTAATTCATGGCTGACGAAGCAGACGTAGTACTTAACACCGAGACGACGGGTTCACGTCTTCCCGCAGAGGTTCCGTGGTCGGGTGCCCAATCAGGGCTGGGCTTAAAGCCCGATTTACTCATGATCGCCGGTCAAGAAGAGGTCCCATTACCTCCTCGCCCAGTAAGGGCCGCAGCCAATGACGCGGCATTCGACCACGGGATTATTGCTGAAGGTAGGATGGATGGAGAAATCAATCCTGAGAGGACGATTCCATGGATTTAGCAGCAGCCCGACAGGTAGGCGTCAGCCCGTTGTCACCAATGGACGTTGAAGGCTCCAGGGGCAAAGACGGGTACGGGGTGAATCTTCCCGAGACTTCCGCTACCAACCCTGGGCCGACTGATAACCTGCGTGGGATTGAACCCAACACCTCAATCGACGCTCCGAGTCAATTCGGAGAACCTGTAATTACCCAGACCTTCGGCTCTGAAGTCCCGAGGGGTGAAGTCTTCAACGCTCCCCAGGACCAACTGGGCGACGTTGACGGAGAGGCTCCCGATGGCTGGCAGGTCGCGCAGCGTACCGCGCATGACGTAGTGCCCGACTGGCCTCAGGTTGGAAGTTTCACCAAGTTCGGTGAGCATTACCCGGCAAACGGTGACCAAGACGGTGACGGCGATACCGGGCCCGACACAGATCACGACGGTATGTGATGACGGCCCCAGCGAGCGCCGCGAGAGAGCCAGAATCTGGTGGAGCGGACCAGGCGGGCTACACCCCAACTGCCGGAGACGCACGCCCTTACGCTGATGCTGATACCAGCATTGGCGGACACAAGATGGATAACTTCACGTCCCAGATAATGACCCCGCAGAACCTTGTTTCAGACCCCGTGTGGGGAGTAAATGCTCCCGCAGGTGGTATCAACGCGCCATTGGTGCCCGAAATCAAAGTCACAAAAGGAGAATAGAAATGGCAACAGAAGATCAGGTCACGGGTGGTAACGCGGGTTCGGTCTTTCCGGGCGCCCTCGACACGCTCAACAGGGCGTACGACCCTAACATCGGGCCAGCGGTCATGGCCATGCAGGCGTTCTATGGTGGATACACCGGGCCTTCGGCACTCACTGGTGTCACGGCCCAGACGTTCCCGGACGAACTCGCAACCTCGTCACTCACCGCTACCGCAGGGACCGTGTTCGCTTCGATTATGACCTTGCCCGCAGGTTTCATCCTCAACAACGTCAGCCTCATCAATGCCGTCACCGCGACCTCGACGCCCACCCACCAGTGGGCCGGAATTGCGTCGGTAGCAACGACTTCCAAGGTTTTGGCTGTTACCGCAGACACGCTGACTGCGGTGGTTGCTGCTGATGCGGTGCAGACCTTTGCCTTCGCTGCCCCCTACACCGTTCCAACGGCTGGGCAGTATTGGATTTTCTTCTGCATCGCCGGGACTACGGGACCGACGTTCGCTGCGGCAACGACGTTGGGTTCTCACGGACGCGGCAACGTCCCGCCATTCAACTCCGGGCCGTGCGCCACGGGTCAGACAACTGTTCTGGCCGTTGGCTCTACGTTCACGACGCCCACCGCCGCCGCCGCAGCGCCTCTCATTTACCTATCCTAGAAATGGGGCGCAGATGGCCCAAGCGTTCTATGAGATAGGAGAGCGACGGGGACCGTTCCTGGTCACGGAGAGCCACTTCGATTTACTCCCTAATGGCGAGTATCTTGAAGTCATCAAAGACGAGATAGGCAACAGTTCCATGACGTTAGTGAAAGACGAGCCGCGCGAGTACGTGAAGGTGTGCGAACGCGAAGGCAACGTCTTGGTGCCTTACACCGTCAAGCACCCTTTCACGGAGCAGGGATTGGACGGGATGGACGCCTCGTGGATTGATGTCTCGCACTCCCCCTACGACTACTGGAGAGCGCTATGTGACTGGTGGAGCGATTACTTCACCATTATCGAACACGACGTACGAGCGAACCGGAAAGTCTTTTACGAGTTCTATCTCTGCCCGGAGGCGTGGTGCACATTTCGCTACAGCAACTTCAGTGACGAAGACGCCGAAGCGTGGCACTATGGAATCTTGGGTTGCACGAGATTCCGTAGGGAGATAATCGACGCGGTTCCTAACGCTCTCATTGACCTTGAATGGCGATTCCGCGACTGGCATCACGTCTCCACCGGGCTAGGCAAGACCTTGCGAGAAGCCGGGTTTGAACCGCATGTCCACGGGATAGTCGATCACCACCGGATGATGGATGTGGGCGGAGTGACGGAGGCGATGAAGTGACACTTCTCTATGACTCCACCACCACCTACGATTCCACAACTACCTACGACGACATCGCCGTCACGACTACGTATTTGTTCACGCCGCCGCTGGTGAAAGACCGCCCTCCGTTTCTTCCCGATTCCACTGAATTACAAAAGTCTCTCTGGCTTCACTTCGAGAACAGATACCGTGGAGTGAACGTGTGGATTATGTCGGACGGCAGCGTGGTTCAGGACACCGCTACGCCTGAAAATTCCAACACCGACATGTCTGGGGTTTATCCGTGGGATGTGAATAACGCTGCTGCGCCGTACGTGACTTCGTACTTCATTGACTCTGGAGTTAATCCTCAGATACCTTCAGCCCACACGGTCTCGCACGCTGTCTATCCCGTGATGAACTTTTACGGCGCATCGACCTATCCCGTGAGCGAGGACGTAGCCACGCTTCTCACTGATTACACGGAATTTGGCATCGGCTACGGCGATTGCATGGTGGTGACCTAGTGGCGACTGACTTTCCTGGCGCAATAGATTCGTTCACCGACCCGACACCGAACGAGCCGATGAACTCTCCATCTCACTCGGGACAACATACCGACGCCAATGATGCCATGGTGGCCGTCCAAACCTTTATCGGGACGACTACGGCACCAAAGTTCGCCACGACCTTTAACTCTCGCGGCCCGATTGCCTACTCGACGACTTACAACCGCGGGGATTTAGTCATCTATTACGGGCGCCTCATCTATTTCACCACGACCGTCACGACTGGCGCGGGGACCACGGGACAGCCATTCATCAGTTCGGTTGACTACATCAATATCGGCTCAAGGGACGTGTTCCACGCTACCGATTTTGGCGTAGTCGGAGACAACGCTGTGACGGACAACTGGGGTGCCCTTCAAGGGCTGATGATGCTGTGTTGGTACATCAGCGCATCGACCGGAGCGGGGTACAAGATTATTTTGCCCGCCGGATACATCGGAACCTCAAAGACGCTGATTCTCCCCCCGCAAGTCAACCTCATCGGTCAGGGCAAGTACGCGACGGCGCTTGAAATTCAGGCTGGCGCGAATTGCGATGTTCTCCAGCACATGCAATACAACAGTTCAAGCCAATCCTCGTTGCTAGGGGTAACCGCGAGCACGCTCCGTAATGCGTTTTTTTCCGGCGCCCAAGACTTGTGTATCCACGGCAACAACGGAGAGCAGACTTTGGGTGGTTACCACTACGGCATCAATGCGCAGACCAACCCGCTCACTTCGACCGGCACCGGCGACCCTGACTTCGACCCGAAGTGCTACTACCGCAACGTCTACGTGCGTTCCTGCACTGGCGACGGACTCTACGCCAACGGCCGCTCAGGCACGAGTTTCGCAGACTGTGATTTTCTTTATAACTTGGGCAACGGAATCACCCCTTCGTTCGACACTCAATTCTCTAACTGCCAGTCAGGATTTAATGGTGTTGGGGGCGGCTACTTCAATCACGGCTCTGGCCAAGGGGCAGCCAACAAGTCGTACAACAACGGTTTTAACGCCATTTGGATTAGTGGCATGGCGGTCTACGCGGGTCAGTTGATCTACGACCAGGCTGCGACCAAGATATGCCAAGCGATCAATTCTCTTGCATCGTCCACCACCCAACCGAGCCTCGACTCGACCAACTTCGTGGTTCTTCCCGCTACCAGCCCCCAGGCGTGGGGGACGGGAATTTATCTAGATTCCAACTCGGGTGAAATTACGGCGCAATGGGACTGTCAAGAAAACAGTGCGTCTAATTTCTATCTAAAGGGATTTGGTGGCTCTGCTACTGGCGGCGGGGTGACCATTAGCGGTTGCTCGTTCAAGAGCAACTTCGTCAACGTCTCGAACGGCACCAACGCCGCGGTGGCGGTCAACACCACCAACGCCTACAACTACGCTGATCTGGTCTTAGACGGTTGCAGCGGCGCGATCTGTGACATCGCCATTGGTGGCAATGGGGCTGCCTCGTACGTGCTTCGCACTGTCAATATCGCCACTCGCAATGACGTGAGAATCGCCGGAAGCACCGCAGGAACGTTCTTGACGCCCGACTCTCTGATCGGCTCGCCATCGAACGCCAACTCTGTGACGTTCAACGGCATGAAGTACATGCTCGCCCAGGTGATGACCTCCACGTACCTGTTGGTCCAGGCGACCTACGGCAACGTCTCGGTAACCAACTACGCCGCTTCGATCATGTCGCTCAGTCTCTCGGTCGCCGGGGCGAGAGACGGGCAACCGCTCACTCTTAGAATCTACGACTTTAGTAACGTCCCCCAAACCCTGTCGTGGACCAACACCGAAAACGGCCCCCCCGTTCAATCCGCGGGTTCAACCACGTTGCCCCTGACTCTCAACTTCATCTTCAACGGGGCGACTGGACTTTGGCGGTATTCCAACAGCAACACTTCTGGTTCTGCGGCGGTCGCTACTCCAACCCTCGGAGCAGCGGCGCAATTAGCCCAGACCATAGCCGACGCAATGCTCTACATCGCCGTGGGAACCGCCGGGACTTTGACCGTGGCCATAGGGCCAACGTCTGGGGTAGCAACGGTGATTGTCAACGGATTGGCTGCGGCCATAGGAGACCTCTATACCGTTCGTCTCCCGGCAGGTTGGTACATCGCCGTTACGACTGGTACTACGGCGGCGTGGACCGCGACGGCGATTACCTGCTGATGACAATCTTGGTAGTCAATGACAATCCGGAATATTTTGCTACACAAAACCCAACCATCACGGTAGTCGCGACGACCGTCGGAAACATACTGGTTCTTCTGTTCGGCACGCTGACCGTGGCCGGGTCCGGAGTAACGAGTATAACGGGAGGCGGCACCTGGACTAAAGCCGCAGGAATCGCTGCAACTGCAAATTACAAAAGTGCCGAAATCTGGACGTGCCTCTGCACGTCATCGGTCACGTCGATCAGTGTCGCCATAACAAGTTACGTATATATTGCGGAGGTACTTGAACTCTCGGGCTGTGCCACTTCTTCATGGGTCGATCAGGCTGGCGTGAATAACGCCGACACTTCAACGATGGTTGCGCCGACGCTCGCAACCCCCGCTGTGGCTAACGAAATGTGGATAGCTGTCGCGACGGCAGCGACTGCGACGATTACCACGATCTCGCCCACTAACGGTTTCACGGTTCGAATCAATAACGGAGGATCGCCAGACATACTTGCCTCGGCCACATTGATTTCTACTGATTCATTGGCCCATACTACTACTTATCCGTTGACGGGAACCGCTTACTGGAACGAAGTGATGATAAGCATTAAGCCGCTCCAGAGTTTCACCGTCACCTTCAACAACAACGGCGGAGCGGGAAGCATGACGGCCCAGGTTGAAAGTGCACCGACGGCCCTCACCACCAACACTTTCACTCGCACCGGGCATACTTTCACCGGCTGGAATACCGCAGCCAACGGGAGCGGGACGGCCTATGCCAACGGTGCGACATACCCATTCACCGCTTCTGTCACACTGTACGCCCAGTGGGTCGTGACTAGAGGCAGCGGTGGCGCGCCAACCATGGGCTGGCAGTTCGTGCTCAACTCTCTCGCAGGAACCACGAACCTTGGCGAACTGGCAGCAGCGAACGCCTACGCGGGCACCACGAACTTGGGATTGCTCGCAGCCTTGAACGCAAAAGCCGGGACCACCAACCTCGGTTTGGACGCGGTGTGCAATACACTTGCGGGAACCACGGGACTTAGCGCCCTCGGAGCCTTAAATGTAGAAGCGGGGTACTAATGAAAACAATCTTTGAAGAGTACGAAGAATCCCTCCTCCCCAAGGGCAACGACGAACAGGTGGTGGTGGCGCAAGAACAAATTTACGAGGCTCACACCGGCCAACATCAAAATTGTCCGCCCTGTTTTGCAATCAAACTAAGAACCGTGCAATTCCAGGGCATGGAGGCAGGGCAACACCGCTTCACGGAGAAAGAACGTGACAGGGATATGCGTGAGTATAAGAATCTTCGTCACCAGGGCTATCAGCCCAAGAACATCTTTGGCTCGGCAGAACTCGCCGCCCAAGCCCATTCAAAGTTTGAAGTAGAGCACAAGGTAGTGATGGCTCCCAATATCCGCAAAGAGATGGAATCACAGATGAACGCTGCCAAGGAGATGCTGGGCGTTCCGGAGGGGCTGAAGTGAGATTAGTCAACGTGCTTCCACGCTGTGCGGTCCAGAACATGGTCAATCAGCGACCGAGAGACACCGTACTTGGCAGCGAGTTCATATCGGCTGAGGCCAACCGCGTTCTTCCCCCTTGGCCCTGGCTTCTGGCGCACGTACTCGCTTCGGATGGAACGGACCTGATCGTCGGTGAGTTTGGCTTGGATGCTCGCGATTCCGCACCGGGGATTATTAATGACTCGACCCTTCTGGCCCATGTCTGCCATGTTCTCGCGGTGACTCCCAGCCCAAAGATGCTCAGGGTTACAACACGGAGGGTTGTCGCACGAGTGGCAGATGCTCTTTCCTTCTGGTATCGCTCCATACGCCAGTTCGTATGCGACCCGGTGAGCGCGATATCGGATTCCACGTCGTTTGAAAATTCCGTATCCGATATCGTTGCATTGCCCCATGAATGGCCAGCATTCGTGAAGACCTGCGGACGTGTCGAGCGAAGAATAGATAAAACTTTGGAGACTTGTTGTGTCCCATTTGCCGTAGTACATATACCAACTATAGCAAGGGTTTTCTATGCCTAAGATGAATTTATTATACGTCCATAATGACCAACTCGGCTATGGCCGATTAGGAGTTTGTCTTGCAGCCGCGGTTAAGCGTGCGGGCGTAGAAATCTTCGACGACCTGCCAAACCCTCAAGGCTCTGACGCTCAGAAATTCATACCCCACACCAACGGTCGTACCGGCGTGTGTGCTCACGCTTCTTGGGTCTCAACCCCAGGACATTATCGAGGCAGATGGGAGGGTCAGAGCGCATCCATCCTGACGATGTGGGAATCGAACCTTTTGCCTGAACCCTTTAGGGAGTCGTTGGATGTATTCGATACCATCGTCGTCCCCAGCCAGCAGAACCAGGAGTTGTTTTCTCGCTACCACGACAACGTGAAATTCGTTCCTCTCGGCATTGACCCGACTGAATGGTTCCCGGTGGTGCGCCCGAAGTTAGACCCGGAATACTTCACCTTCCTCATCTCTGGTGGTGGCCATCGCAAAGGCTCAGACCTCGTAATCAAAGCATTCCGTAAGGTGTTCGATGGTCGTGTCCCTGATGGCCCTCGTCCACGTCTATTCCTCCACTCAGCCAAGCGAGATGAGACGCCCAACGATGACCGAATTGAACTCATCACCGGCAAGTTGGACCCGTATGAAGAGCGTGCTCTGTACGCCATGTGCCACGTTTACGTTCAGCCGTCACGAGGAGAGGGTTTTGGGCTTCGACCCTTGCAGGCCATGGCTCAAGGGATGCCGACAATCGCCACCAACGCTCACGGCCACGCCGCATTCGGGGACCTAATCACGTACCCGCTGGGGTTCTCACTACAGGAAACTCCGCCCCAAGCATTCCATCACGGACCCGCCGGATCATGGTGGGAGCCGGATTTCGATGAGTTGTGTCTCGCGATGGAAGACGCCTATCTCAACTACGACAAAGCGGTATTCAGGGCACGAGTCATCGCCGAAGTCATAGGCCGAGAGTTCACCTGGGATGAAACGGCACGGAAATACCTTGATGCAATAGGCCGGGATCACCTTGGACTTCCTGACGTAGAACCGGTGACGTGGTTGGAACCCACACCCCGTCGTTACCTGGTGCGCTCGATTAAACCTCATTTATTTGAAGTCGGGGGATTGCAGTACAGAATTGAGCCGGGTAAGGACTACTGGGAGCCAGCGGACGTGAAGCGTGTTCTCTTTGATGCAGGACTGTTGGACCTCTCGTGCCTGCCTCAGAACATGATGGTGAACGGTGATGCGGAAGACGGTGCGCCGAACATGGTCCTTCTGGAATCCGGTCTCACCCCAGAGCAGTTTGAACGCATACCGAACTACTCCGCTTCTCATGCTCTCTGTATCACCTGCGGGCAAAAATTGAACACGAACAATCCCACGCTTGAAGAGGTTGAGGCAATGCCAATGCCAAGGGAGAGCGCGTGGCAACTCTAGGCTCGATGATTGCTCAAGTCTTTCGGAGAATCCAACCTGGCCAACAGGTGGAAGCCCTGACACTCGCGAGTCCCTACACCGCTGGTGCAACGTCCTTGTTACTCTCTGACCCGGCGGGGACAATCCTTCCGTCCCTTCGTCCCGAGACGGTTCTTTCAATCGACCTGGAACTCTTCTACTGCCAAGCGGTCTCCGGCACGACGGC